CTATAAAACAACAGAAGAAGATATATCTGGAAAAATTACTGAAGTAGAAAAAGAATTTAATTTAAAAGATTTTGATATTGGATTTACTGTAACAGGAAAACTTGCTTTTCATCATGTAAAAGGTGGCGTAATATTAGTTCCATCAGAATTTTCTATAATTGAACAAAAATTCATTTCTAAATTTAAATATTAATGTTATAATTAGTATATAGATATAAACTTTAGCAAAGGAGAAAGAAATGATAGAGAAGTATTTTGTTCATTTATTAGAGAATTCAAACATAAAATTATTGTTAGTATTTATAGTTTTTGATATTGTTTTTGGAATATTAAGAGCTATAAAAGAAAGAAAACTTAATTCAACAATTGGAATTGATGGAATGATAAGAAAGGCTGGAATGATTCTTTCAGATGTATTTTTATTTCTTATTGATAGGATATTGAAATTTAATTTTGTCGGATTTGTTCCAGAAAGTTTTTTATCATTTATTAATTTAAAGTTTGTAGGAATAGGAGATTTATTTAATATATTATTTGTAATATTTGAAGCTCTTTCAGTATTAAAGAATATGTATAGATGTAAACTTCCTATTCCTAAAAAACTTGAAAAGGCTATTGAAAAATTACTTACTGAATTTACTGAAGAAGTAAAAAAGGAAGGAGAATAAAATGAAAACAGTTGATAAATTTTTAAAAGATGTAATTGGAACTTCTTTCGATTTCGACAAAGTTTCTCGGGATTCAATGTGTTGATTTAATCAAGAAATTCTTGAAAGAATGTTATGAAATAGAAGTTCCAAATGGATTTGGAAATGCTATTGAATATTATACAGGATTTGAAAAGAAAAAATTGCTTTATGAAAACTTTATAAAAATAAAAAATACTCCAGAATTTGTTCCAGAAAAAGGAGATATATTTGTATGGAATGAGAAACGTGGAAAAGGTGCTGGCCACGTTGCTATATGTACTGGAGAAGGAAATACAAAAGAATTCTATTCTTATGATCTAAATTGGAATGGTAGAAAGAAAGTTCAAAAAATAAAGCATGATTACAAGAATGTATTGGGAGTACTTAGAAAAAAGAAAAAAGAAACGATTCCTAATGCTAAAAAGAATGAAATTGTTTATGTTCCTGTTTTAGATACAGGAGCAAGATCAGAAAAGAATTCATTAGTTGAATATGATAAAAAACAATTCTGGATTGCAAATGAATGTTTCTTTGAAAAGAATTCTCAAATAATAGGTAAAATTTGCTTTGAAAAAGAATTTACTTTTGGTCTTGCTTTTTATTTTAATGATAAAGGTACAAAAAGAGAATTTCAATTTGAAGTTCCAAAAAATATTTGTAAATAGGAGATAATTTTATGGCTGAATTTTATGAATGGAAAACTGGAGATCATATTTGCGAAGTTGCTAGAAAGTTTAATATTACGTGCAGAGAATTAATTGAAATAAATCATTTAGATAATATAATGGATCTTCATTCTGGAGATATAATCAGAATAGAAAAACATATATTAAGAAAGGAAGAATAGATGGCTACTGTAACAATAGGAAATTCTCCTGTTCATCAATCAACTGTTTTAACTGGTGTATATGGTCAAACAGGATCTTCTTGGAAAGCTTGTGGATATCATACTGGAACGGACTTTGCAAGAAATGGCTATTCATCACTTCCTGAAGTATATTCAGTATGTACTGGAGTATATGTAAAAAATGAATTTTCTTCTGTTTTAGGTCAACAAGTTGTAATTCAAGATACATCAACAGGAATGTATTGGAGATATTGTCATTTATCTCAAACTTATTCAATAGTTCCTGGAACTCAAATTAATACTGGAACAGCTCTTGGAGTTATGGGAGAAACTGGAACAGGTGCTCATGGTGTTCATTTGCATTTGGAATATTCAACTTCACAATATTGGACTTGTTCAGCTTTTCAAAATCCTTCAGCAGCTTTAGGAATTCCAAATGTATCTGGAACAGTTGTTAACTATAATGGAGAAACTCCACCTGTTCCACCTACTCCACCTACTCCAGGTCAAGATACTCCAACAGGACCTTTTTATCATAGATTATATAATGGAAAATGGTTTTGGAGTACAGCTCCAGGATATACAGGAGAATTAAATAACTCTTCAGATTTATCTAAAAAACAAGAAAATGCTGATTATATAAGAAATTATTTAGAAGATGTAGGCTGGACAATAGAATCAATATCAGTTGTAGTTGGAGCTATGGATTTAGTAAGTACACTTAATTCAGCTTGGAAGCCTACAACAGATACTGAATCTCCATTTGGTTTACTTGGTTGGAGATATTGGGAATTTACTGATTGGGTTGATGATCATGGAGAATGGGTATCTGATTCAGATTATACTATAATTGATAATTCAATAGGTAGAATTTGCTGGTATAGACAATACGATCTTGCTTGGAATGATGTAAGCATGACCTTACAACAATTTTCTGAATCACATTTAAATCCTAAAGATTTATCATATATTTGGTATGTAAATTATGCTTATAATAATAAAACAGCACAGGAATTAGAAGAACGAAGTTTATATTGGTATGAATATTTTATGAAATCAGGTAATAAATGGAAATGGCTTTATGGAAAAAATACTACATATAACTTGCATTAAATTTAAATTAAATATATAATAAAGGAGAGAAGATTTTATGAAAAATGAAGATTTTAAAAAAATAGTTGAAGGCCTTCAGGAAAAACTTGGAAAAGAAAATTCTTCTATTATAGCTGATGATCTTGGAACTTTAATTTCTGATAATATTACTATGAATAGAATGGTTGAAGAAAGAGATAGAACTATAAAAGAAAAAGAAGAATTGAATCAAAAATTAGTTTTTGCAAATTCAAGTTTACTTCAACAAGTTGGAGTTCCAGATGATACTCCAAAGAAAACTTCTACTGGATCAAAAACATTTGATGAAGTAGAAGAAGATAAGATTTCATGGGAAGACTGTTTCGACAAGAAACGGAAATTTCTTGAAATAAATTTTAATATAAGAAAGGAATGAAAAATTATGTTACCAAAAGGACTTAAAAATTCATTAAACAAAATCAGACAAGTAAGTTCTGATATCTATCATCAATACATTCCAATATTAGAAGATGATACAGATATTTCAGTTCTTGCTACTCCTGTATTAACTGTTCCAGAAGTTTACAATGAATTCTGTAATGCTCTTGTAAACAGAATAGTTTATACACAAATTGAAACAAAAATGTTCAATAATCCACTACGTGGATTAGAAGGTGCTGTTATGCCTTTAGGATATGCTGGTCAAGAAATTTATGTAAATCCAGCTAAAGGCAGACAATATAATCCAGATGATTTTGCTGGAATCCTTCAAAAATATGAAGCTGATGTAAAAGTTCAATACTTAATTAAGAACATGGATATTCAATATCCATTAACAGTTATTAGAACAAAATTAAAAGAAGCTTTCGTATCTTGGGAGAATTTAGATTCTTTCATTACTGGTCTTACAAATTCATTATATAATGGAATGTATATTGATGAATTTAAATGGACTAAAGCTCTTGTATCAAGTGCTTATGCTGGAAATATGGTAAATGTTGAACAAGTTTCATCTCCATTAACTTCAGCAGATCTTGCTAAAACATTTACAACAAAAGCAAGAGAATTATTCTTAAATTTCCAAATGCCTTCAACAAGCTACAATGCTTGGTCTAAAGTTGGTGGAAGTGGAAGACCAATTACAACATGGACTGATCCAGAAGATATTGTTATATTAATCAGAAATGATGTTAGAGCATACATGGACGTTGAAGTTCTTGCAAATGCTTTCCAAATTGATAGAGCAGTACTTTTAGGAAATATCTATCCAGTTGATTCATTTGATGTTTATGATGATGAAGGAAATAAGATATTTGATGGATCTAATCTATTTGGAATGATTGCTGATAGAAATTGGTTTAAAATTAAACCTGTTGATCAATTCATGGAGAATGGATATAATGCAAACAACAGAGCTATGCAATATTTCTTAAATAATATTAAGATGTATGAATTTAGTTTATTTGCTAATGCAGTTGTATTTGCTACAACAGAAGCAACAGTAAATCCAACAGGATTTAAATTCTTAGTTGATGGAGAAGAAAAAACTTCTTTAACAATTACAAAAGCTACTGATGTAGAAGTTGTAACAGTTCCATATTCAGCAAATGCTTCTATTACTTATGCTTCTTCAGCTACTGGAAAAGCAACAGTCGCAAAGAAAGATGGTGCTAATAAAGTTATAACAATTACTCCTGTTGCTGATGGATCAGCTAATATTACTGCAACAGTTGGAGAAGTTACTGGAACTCTTGCTGTTACAGTTGATGTTTAATAAATAAAATTCAGTTATTCTAATAAATCCTATTAAAAGGGAAGGGAGATAAAATTTCTTCCTTCTCTTTTAAAATAGGAAGAAAGGAAAAATTATTATGGTTATTGCTCCAAATAATGAAATAATATTACTTAATGTTCCTATTGAAGTAGATAACAAAAATCAATTAACTTTTGCAAATGCTAATGCTCAATTTCAATATTTTAGATACTTATCAGATCAAAGGCAATATGATAAAGTTACTTATATTAGAAAAGATGGTTACGTTGTGATAAATGATTGTTTTGATAATTTAATTAGATATAATTATGCTATGTATCAGAATGAAAACTTTTCAACAAAATGGTATTATGCTTACATTCTAAAAGTTGAATGGCTTTCTCCAAATTCAAGCAAAGTATATCTTGCTACTGATGTATTTCAAACTTATCAATTTGATGTTGATTATAAAGTTTCATTTGTAGAAAGAGAACATATTAATGTAAATGAAGATGGAATTGGTGCAAATTTAGTTCCAGAATCTTTAGAGCTTGGAGAAGTAATTGAAAATTCTTCAACTTCTAGTAATGGTCTTGGAATTTGTTATTGCATAGCTTATGCAAGAGATCCTTCTGATGTTGGTGGTGGAACTTCTCAATATAATGGCTGTTTAGTAAATGGAATTGCTTCTGGTCTTTGGTATTATATTGGAAATATGAATAAAGTATTGGAAATGATAAAAACTATTGATACCGCTGGATATGGTGGAGATATAAAGGCTGTATATTCTATTCCAACAGTTTCAATTCTTGGCTTTGATCCAGATTACTCAATTGAAGAATTAGATGATCGTTATCAAGTTTGGGGATTCTGGGTAAATAATCAATTTTATTCAAATGGTAGAGAATTTACTTTAACTTCAGTTCCAAATAGTTTAAATGGATATACTCCACGCAATCAAAAACTTAGACAATATCCATTTCAATATTTAGGATTTACTCCTACAAATGGAACAAATAAAATATTTAGATATGAAGATTTTGAAAATGGAACTCCTTCTTTTAAATTAGTTTCTGAAATAAATCCAAATCCAAATGTTTATTTTGTTCCTAAAAATTTTAAAGGAGTTTCTGGAGTAAATGTTTCAGAATCAGCTGTTGTTTCTGGCTATCCTTCAATTAGCTACAAATCAGATTTCTTTTCAAATTGGTTAGCTCAAAATTCAAATATTGTGAACTTAAATCTTGAACGTGGTCAATTTAATTATGAAGTTGGTCAAGTAAGAGAAACAGCTAATCAAGTTGGATCTGTTGTTGGTGCTATTGGAAGTGGTGTTACTGGAAATATTGCAGGAGCTGTTTCAGGTGCTATAAATGCTGGAATGGGAGAATTCAATAAAGGTGTAAACACAGTAAATCATGACTATGATATAAAACAAACTATGGCACAAGTACAAAAAAATTCTTTGCTTCCAAATACTGGAAATGTTGGTGGATCAAATGCTACTTTACTAGGATATGATTTATATAATCAAGATATATTTACAAGATATTCAATAAAAAGACAATTTGCTGAAAGAATTGATTTATATTTTGATATGTATGGATATCAGACAAATAAAGTAAAAATTCCAAACATTACAGGAAGGCCAAATTGGAATTATGTAAAAACTCTTGGAATAAATGTATTACAAAAATCTGGAAGTAATGTTCCACAAGAAGATCTTCAAACATTTAAAAATATATTTGATAATGGCGTTACTTTATGGCACAATCCAGCTACATTTTTAGATTATTCTCAAAATAATAGATAGATTAATTTTATTCTATATGATAGAATATAATTATAAAATATTAAAGAAAGGAGAAATTTTAAATGGCTAAAAAAAGGAAACCTGTTTTAAGAACAGCTAATTCACAGTTTATTGAAAATAATGTTTTAAATGATATTACTTTTGATTTTTATCTACGTTGTTTTAAAAAATTGTGTCTTTCAATGTTTGAATGGGTAAACCTTCCAAAAGGAATGGATCCTCGTTTTCTTGAAGAAGTTCTTTACTATAACGGAATAGCTTCTTTGTTATATGATGAAGAATATCGGATTTATAAACACAGCTTCTACTACTTCTGGAAATTTAAACATTTATGGACTTCCAACAAGTATTAATTGCTTTTCTTATGGATTCTCATCTAATAGAAAGCTTTATACTGGCTTAGCAACTGAAGAAGCTAAAAAAGATTCTTGCATTTTAGTTTTAAACTGTCAAGATAAAGAATCAACTTTTTCTTCAATGGAATTATTCGCTTATAGAATGTATAAAGCTGAAAGATCATCTGATATTAATATCAATAGTACAAAATCTCCAATAGTTATTATGGCTTCTGATAAAACTAAACTTTCAATGATTAATGCTTATGCTCAATATGATGGAAATCAACCTGTTATAGTTGGAAAGAAAGGTCAATTTGATTTAAATGATATTACTTCAATTGATACAAAAGCAGAATTTATAGCTGATAAATTACAGGATTACAAAAAAGGAATCTGGAACGAACTATTGACATTTTTAGGAATTAACAATTTAAATGAAAAGAAAGAAAGAATGGTTACAGATGAAACAAATCAAAATAATGAAGTAATCAATTTAAATCTTCAAAGTTTTTTAATTCCACGAAAAGAAGCTTGTAAACAATTCAATGAATTATTTAATCTTTCTGGAGAAAAAGAAATTTCTGTAAGAGTAAGATCTGATTTACAAAATACTATTAAGAAAATGGAATCAATTGTTTCTGATTATAAAGATGTTCCAGAAGAAACAGAAGAAATTGAAAAGAAAGAAGGTGTTATAGCATGATTACAGAAAATTATACAATGACACTTTATGAGATTATCAATAACTTCTATACTAGAGAAGAAGTTGAAGGCTGGTTTAAAGATTACGAACTTTCTGATTTCTTAACACAAGATCAAATTGATGTTATTACAGAAGCTGGAATATGGGATAAAAATAAACTTGCTTCAAAAATAGTAGATCATTATTTAATGGAACAAATTGGATTTGAAACTATGGGACTATTTAAACATAAAGTAAAAATTACAATGAAAGAAATCATGGAATCAAAACTTCCATTAATTTATTCAGCTTCTATTGAATATGATCCTTTAGTCAATGTTGATTTTACAGAAACATTACAAAGAACTATTGATTCAGAAGGAAATTCATCTGGATTAAATGTTGGATCTGATACTCCACAAGGACAAATTTCAAAAGCTTCAATTTTAGCTGGAGATTATGCAACTGGTACTTCAGCTTCTGAAGGAGAAGCAACTAATAATTCAGAAGAAAATTATACTAAAAGAGTAAAAGGAAATTCAGGTGTTTCAGCAACAGCTCAAAGAATGGTACAACAATTTAGAGATAATATAAGAGCTATTGATTATGAAATAATTACTGAACTTGAAGATCTTTTTATGATAATATATTAAGAAAGGAAGGAAATAAAAAATGTCAGAACAAATTACTCCAAATCCTTCAGTTCCAACACAAATTGTTGCTGATGGATTAAAATTTCCTAAGTTTGTAAATAATTTAGGAATTATTCCTACATCTTACAAAGATTCAATGGACTATTATCAAAATTTAACATGGCTTTGTAAGTATTTAGAAGAAACTGTAATTCCAACAGTAAATCAAAATGGAAATGCTGTTCAAGAATTACAAAATTTATATATTGAGCTTAATTCTTATGTTACTCATTATTTTGATAATTTAGATGTTCAAGAAGAAATTAACAATAAATTAGATTCAATGGTTGAATCTGGAGAATTACAAGAATTAATTAATCTTCAATATTATGAATTAAAAACTGAAGTAAACAATTCTATAAGTGAATTTGAAACTGAAGTAAATAATTCATTAACTGAAATAAGAGATAATGTTCAATCTTTAGCTTCAGGATCTCCAATTCCTGTTTCATCTACTTCAGAAATGACTGATACAACTAAAATATATGTAAATACAACAGATGGAAAATGGTATTTTTATAATTCAGCAAATTCAACATGGACAATTGGTGGAACTTATCAATCATCTGGAATAAGTGATAACTCAATAGATATTTTAATGTTAGATAATAAATTAAAATCAAACTTCTTTAGCTTTTACGGAGATTATATTGATAAAGGCCAAGGTTTCCAAGGATTTGTTACAAGAACAGGAATTATAACAGATACTTCAGGATATATATACTATCCTATTGCTTTAACATCAGGAAAAATATATACTTATTCTGGTTATAATGTTTCTCAACTATGTGGATTAGTTGTAATGGATTCAAATCACAATGTAATATATGCAGCTGGAACTCAAGCTGAAACAAAATTTGTTTCACTAATATTTAGAGTAAATCAAAATGGATTAACCGCTTATCTATCTTATAGACAAAACGAAATAACAAATAAAACAAACTTAAACTATTATACAAGTGGTTTAAGAGAACTTACTAATATTTATAATAATTTAAAATATACTTCTTCAATTCCATTAATTGAAGAAATAGAAGGAAAATATTTAGCTTCAAATTCAATAACTTTAGGAGAAAATACAACTGATATCATTTTAGGTCAAATTAATAATGGAATAACAAAAATATATCAATTAACTAATGGTAGAAAATATCATTTTACTGGTTACAATTACGCAAGTGTATGTGGTTTATGTATAATTGGACTAGATCGTTATGTTTATTATGCTTCATCAACTCAAAGTGGAGTAGCAATAGAATCTTTTGAATATACTTATCAAGCTACATCTGATGGATTCATAATTCTTTCATCAGCTAATCCTTCTGAAATGCCATTTAGTATTGAATTAATTGAAGAAGGTGTTGAAGTAAACTATGAAACAAATAAGTTAAATGGTTTAAAACTTGGCGCGGACGGTGATTCAATTATGCACGGAAACGAAAACGGAAATGTTTCTTATGCAACATTAATAGCAGCAAATAACAATATGACATTAGATAATAAGGCTATTGGTGGCGGAACTATTGCTTCAGGAACTTATCACGGACAAACAGCAAGACACTGGATCTGTCAATCAGTTTTAACTATCAATCAAAATTGTGATATTATTATTGTAAATGGTGGCGTAAACGACTATTGGAATAGCGTTCCATTAGGTACATTAACGCCAGATTATACTTCTACAGTAGATTCTACAACTTTTTACGGTGGACTTGAAACTTTATTTAGAAATCTTCTTTCAAGATTTCCAAATAAAAAAATTGCATTTGTTACAAATCATAATATTAATAATATACTTACTCAAAATAATAACTTAAATCTAAAATTTAGAAATTATTATGAAGCAATTATTGAAACTGCCGAAAAATATTCTATTCCTGTTATTGATTTACATAAAAATTCACAACTAAATACAGGCATATTATCTTTCAAATCTTATACAGTAAATTCTGACGGCGTTCACCCTACAACTGAAGGTTATAATTTATTTTATATTCCATATGTTA